CACGCCGAGGACCATGTTGAGACAGTCGCTTTCGTCGATCATTGGAGTGATACGCAGGCGTGAATAATCTTTTGCAAAAGATTCATTAGGAACAACATACAGAGTCGGCCCCCCCACTATTACCATCAACCATCCTGAATTTTTGAATACCCACGACGCCTATTTTTGATGTCGCATAATATGCATTATGTAAAAAATGCGGAAAAATGAAATATTTATGCCAACTTTATTTTAAAAATCGATAGGGGGGGGTGCCCCCCCGCCAATTTTTACACGGCCGCCCAGATACTACCCGGCCACTCTTACACCCGGCCAATTTTTTACATGCGTTTCACAACACTTAACATTGTTATAATTCTGTATGGCAATAAAATCCCTAGAATCTTTAATTGATGACTGGTCAAAAGACGCTGAAAAATTTGTGCGTGAAGCTTTGGGTGTTGAAAAAATCACAAAGCAGCAACAAAAATTTTTACATGAGTTAACGTTTTTAGTTCAATCTAAAATCAAAGCATCGGAAGATAGAGAAAAGTGTACCGCTAAGGAATTAGAGTATGCGAAGAAACGTGGTATCAGTATTATGGCCGGTCGCGGTGTCGGTAAAGACACTAGCGCCGCATGGTCTGTGTTGTGGTTTTTATGTTGTTTTCCATATCCGAAGATCCCGTGTACTGCTCCGACTGCTCACCAATTAAAGGATATCCTTTGGGCCGAAATTTCAAAATGGATCCGTCAGTCGAGCAAGAAGGACGGGAAGAGTTTCGTTAGCGATGTGATTACGTGGAATTCGGAGAGCGTTTACATGAACCAGGCTAAGTCAAAGAAGCCTGGCGGCGAGTGGTATGCGGTAGCGCGTACTTGTAATACGAAAGCATCGGCGGAAGAACAAGCAGAAACTCTGTCAGGTTTCCACGAAGATTACCAGATGTTCGTAGTGGACGAAGCTTCGGCGGTTCCGGACCCGGTGTTTAAGCCGATCGAAGGAACGCTGACCGGTATTTGCAACTTCGCGCTTGTGATTTTCAACCCGACGCGGACCACCGGCTTCGCACTAAGGACCCACCAGCAGGACCGCAAAGAGTGGATCTGTTTGCAGTGGAGCGCTGAGGAAAGCGAGATCGTGAGTAGGGACCAGATCGAATACATGGCTAAAAAATACGGCCGGGACAGCAACCCGTTCCGGATATCGGTATTAGGACTCCCTCCTAAAAGCGATGATGATGCGTTGATTAAATGGGACTGGATCCAGGGCGCGATTGACCGTGAGGTTGAGAGTGATGGATATTATGATAAAGTAGCGATAGACGTTGGTGGTGGCGGCGATAAGAGTATTCTATTAGTTAGGAAAGGATACCGGGTCGTAGAGATCCTGGAGCAACGTAGTGAAGATACGATGGCGATGACCGGCTGGTGCGCTGAGAACCTGCGCGATTATGATGAGGAAACAACGAAAGGCATGATTGATATTGTGGGGATTGGCAGAGGCGTTTACGACCGGCTACGCGAACTTGGGTTCGGGTGGATAACCGGAGTTAACGTTAGCAATAGCGCGGTGCATATCGATCGGTATCACAGGCTCCGTGACGAACTTTGGTGGCGGATGCGTGAGGCATTCGAGCGCGGAGAGGTTAGCATTCCAAACGACGACGAATTGATTGGAGAACTTAGCTGTATTAAGTACGAGCATGACAGCAGCGGTAAGATTAAAGTTGAGAGCAAAAAAGATCTGCGCCGCCGGAACTTACCCAGTCCTAATAAAGCCGATGCTTTGGCGTTAACGTATTATTTTGAGGAGATCCTGGACATGCGGAAGAAAAAGAAAAAAGATAGATGGGATTTTGATGATGTTGACGCGAGGATGAGGGCGCGTGATGCGGGGTGGATGGGTGCTTGATATATTTTGGATTAAGTGGATTGTAGAATTTCTGTTAAAATTATTTCATGTCTGAACTAAAAAAGACGAGTATCGATAACGATCATTATCATTTTGTATATTTGAGAGATGACGGTACTGGTTTTACATCAGAAGCTAAAGACGGCCACGTTCATGACGTGGAGTATTTCCAAGAGATCCCACCGATTATAGATCCAGACACACAACAAGTTATAAACGAAGGCCGTCCCGCTAGGTTCGAATTAAAAAAAGCAAAAGGTCACGTTCATAAAATTTTATTACAAAGCGAAGGCGAAGATCTGCCACGCAGCGAGAATGATGATAGCGGTAAAGAACGTGAAGAAGAAATCGTTGAACGTGTTAAGGCTCTTTACTGTGAGGCAAAAGGTAGAGAAAAAACAGCGCGCAAGATGGCTAACGAAGCTTTTGATATGTATAAAGGTAAACAGTGGACTGATGAAGCGAAAGCAAAGCTTGAAAATGAAAACAGAGCGTGTCTGACGATCAATGAAATCGAACCAAAGATTGATGTGTTGTGCGGATACCAAAGACAAAACCGATATGATATTACATATTTGCCAGTTGAGGGCGGGGACAGTTTAACGGCAGACGTTATGACGTTTGTGTCTAAGAACGTACTGGAACAAAACAATTTCGATTTTGAGGAAACCGAAGCTTTTGAAGATATGGCGATCGGCGGCAGAGGACTTCTAACTGCTTATATTGATTTTACGAGAACGATCCGTGGCGAAATTGTAATTGAGAGTATGCCTTGGGACGGGATTTATTTCGGACCGCATCGCAGAAAAGATTTAAAGGACTGCGAATATGTTGTTAAGGCACATTGGTATTCGATTCAGAAACTAAAAGAATTATACCCAGAGCATGAAGATGAATTCGTAGCGGTAAAGAATAAAGGATTAACGGAGACTGATTCAAAAGACATTATGGTCCCTGGCGAAAACTATTTACACCCTGATGAATCTGCTGAAGACGATCAGACGTTACCTAGAAACGAATACGTTGATGAAGTTAAAAAAGAATATTTGGTAATGGAACTCCAAAAGAAACGGTTCCGCAGGGTCCCGGTTATTATTAACGCGATCGATAATTATATTTACGACGGTCAATTTATTACCGAAAAAGAAGCAAAGATGATTAAGTCGATTCCCGGTATGAATATCGTTTATAAGGTCGCAACAGAGATGGAGATTTTCAAAGTTGCTAATGATATTTTATTAGAAGAAACATATAGCGATGATGATACGTTTGACGTGATCCCGGCCTACGCTAAGAAAAAAGGCGATACGTTCTGGGGCAAGGTTGAAAGTGTTAAAGACCCGCAAAGAGAAGTGAATAAACGCCATTCATCGATGGTTGATATTATAAATAAGATGTCTAATTACGGTTGGTTCTATACTGGCGAAACGTTCCCGAACCAAGCTGAAGAAAAGAAATTCGAAGCAAACGCCGCAAAGCCTGGCTTTGTGCAAAAGATCAGAGACATGAACGCACGACCTATGCAGGTCGAAGGCGTAAGGTTCCCTAACGAAATCGCTCAGCTTGAGGAAATGTCGTCGGCGAAAATCAGAGAGATCATGAACGTGAACCAGGAGATGATGGGGATGGGTCCTCAAAGTCAGAGCGGTGTAGCGATCGCTGAAAAACGAAGGCAGGGATTAATCGGAAACGAGTTCTTATTTGATAATTTTAGTTTAGCGCGCAGGATGCTTGGTAGACGTTTGTTTAAGTTGATCCAACAGGTTTATACGCCTGAAAGAATTATGAGATTGATTGAAGATAAAAAGAAAAAAGACCCGAAAGCAAAGGTAGGCGAAACTGCTATCGGCGAAATTTCTATTGATATGCTTGAGGAGATCCTTGCTGAAATTGATGCTACTAAATACGATGTGGTTGTTAGTGAATCTGCACACAGCCCAAGCAAACGCACCGCGAACTTCATCGTGTGGAGTGAGATGGCTAAACAAGGCGCTCCGATCCCATTCGAATTCCTGGTTGAGCTTAGTGATCTACCGAATAAAGCGAAGGTTATTGAGAAGTATGAACAGCAACAAGCGCAAGCAGCGCAGGCTGAACAAGCTAAAAACGATACTGAGATCCAGAAGACATTGATCGCTAAGGGCGGACAATAGTGTGGAATACACGAGTAAATAATCCTGGCGGATCAACAGGCACTGGCGGAACGCTAGCTGTAAGTAGTGTTATATTCAGAGAGAATTTTGTTGGAGATGGTGTTGCGACTACATTTCAATTAACGAGCGGAGTAGATAACGCAACTTTCGGGAGTGGGTCCTGGTCAGCAAGCAGAATCCTAAATACATATCCAGCTCATGTGACTAATGATAATAATAAGCCGATTAATGACTCATCGAATATTTTTACAAGATCACGGATAAATGTTTCTTCAATATCAGCAGGTGGGCTTGTGACGTTAAGTGCCGCACCTCTAAATCTTGAGAATATTCGGATCTGGTATTTTTATAATTTACAGAATGCCGATACGTTAAGCGCATATCAACAAGACGATTTTGTAGCGAGCATGGAAGAAGAATCCGCTTCTTTTAATGCTGGCGGATTAGCGTTTGGAAGTAGCTCTGGGGATTTAATAGATGACTCAACGAATCTATATTTTGATTACTCCACTAAATTATTAAAAGTCGGCGGACTAACTGCTTCGGAAATATTAATAACAGACGCGTCAAAAAATATAGTATCTGGCGCAGTAGCCACTTACCCATCACTTACTGAAATAAGTTATGTAAAAGGTGTTACAAGTGCGATCCAGACACAGCTTAATTCAAAAATATCATCAGTAGAGGGAACGGCAGTATTGTCTACAGGTGAAGTTGGTGGTACAAAATATTTACGTGAGAATGGTGACGGAACTTGTTCGTGGCAAACAGTTACGGGAGGTTCTGGGTTAACGCATCCGCAGGTAATGGCAAGGTTAAGTATAGGATTCTAAAGGAGCAGGTATGATATTAACATCAACGTCAGACATTGTAAGAATAGTTACTACTGCTGTTACAACTACGGTAGCGGTGCAGGCTGGGTGGGCTGACCAGACCACGACAGCGTTTACACCTGGAAGAACTAATACAACCATATCAGGTGCGGCTACTACGACAATCGTGGCCTCTCCTGCTAGCTCAACTCAAAGACAAGTAAAAACAATATCAATCAGAAACACTCATGCTTCACTGTCCCAAGTTGTCACAGTTCAACATTTTGACGGCACTACTTCTGTAGATGTTTGGTCTGGAACCTTACTAGCGGGCGAGTCAACAGAATACGACGGCACTAAATGGTTTAGGCTTAATTCGGAAGGCACTATTGTTACTAGCGGGCTCACAGCTTCGGACGTTCAGTCACAAACTACGGCAGGCACTTACAACTGGTATAAACCTACTTCGTTTACGCCTAAATTTGTAGAAGTCGTAGCGTGGGGCGCTGGTGGTGGCGGTGGTGCAGGCGCATCGCTTGTGACCGTTTCAACTGGTGGCGCTGGCGGTGGTGGTGGGGCTTGTTCACGAATGATATTTAAAGCGGATGATTTAGCAGGTACAGTTTCCTTTACAGTTGGAGCTGGCGGATCAGCTGGCGTTCCTGGTGTGGCTGGCGCAATCGGTGGAGACGGTGGCATCGGTGGAAGCACAACATTTGGTACTACTTTAGTTTTTGCAGGTGGCGGCGGTGGTGGTAGAGGTGGGGCTATTGCAGGAACAGCAGGCGGTGGCGGTGGTGGCGGTGGTTGTGCGGCAAACGGCGCAACAGGCACAACAGCGTTTGGTGTAGGTGGCGGACCAGGCACTTCAGCAATCACAGTTGCGAACCCATCAATGGCAGGCGCAGGCGGTCCGATTACAGTAATTACAACTCATAACGGTTATTTTGGCGGAGGTGGCGGTGGTGGACATACAGCAACTCCAGCAAGTTGTGTTGGCGGAAGCTCACGTTATGGCGGGGGCGGTGGTGGAGACGGCGGCGGAAAAATCACAGCAGGTCCGGCAGTTACACAACCCTCAAGAGGCGGACAATCAAACGCATTTGTAGCCGGTGGTGGTGGATTAGCTGGAACTTCAGGGGCAGTGCCAACAGCAGGTACAGCAGGAGCAGCAGGTAACTCTACCAAAGGCGGCGAAGGTGGCGGGGGCGGTGGTTCAACAGTAGCGGCTGCAACAGCAGGAGCAGCCGGTGGGGCAGGCGGTTCTCATGGCGGCGGCGGAGGCGGCGGGGGATGTGGACACAACCCAGGTCTTGGCGGAGCTGGTGGAATTGGCGGCTCTGGTGCAATTTATATTTATAGTTACTAACTGGTAAAATGAAAACAGAATGACACAAATATTTGCAGAACCTAATTCGCTACCGGCAGACAACGTAACTGTTGGGAATACAAGCACAGAAATATTGGCTTATAACGCTAATCGAGTTTACGCGGCGATCGTTAACGATTCAGACCAGGATATTTATTTAGCGTTTGGAGAAGCTGCTGTGATGAATAAAGGGATACGAATAAACGCAAATGGCGGATCGTATGAAATTCTTGTAGAGAATTTATGGTTAGGGACAGTTAACGGAATTTGTTCAAGCGGATCTAAAAACGTTTGTGTAGTGGAAGGCGTCCGCACAAATTAGGTATAATTACTCTGAGGTAAAAATATATGACAATAATTAACGCAAGTCCAAATGCAATGAATAACACTAAAGTTACGGTAGGAGCAACAACGACTGTTGTTCTAGCATATAACGCTAAACGGGTTTTTGCTGAAATATTCAACGATTCAGACGCAGTAATTTATTTAGGGTTGGGCGAAGCTGCCGTAATGAACGAAGGCGTGCGAATACCTATTGGCGGATCATATAAATTTGATGTGAATAATTTATGGCTTGGCGCAATCAATGCGATTTCAGCAGCCGGTTCTAAAGTCGTATGTGTCATTGAGGGAACCAGAACGCACTAATCATGGAAAAGGTAATCCACCAAATAATGGATGCCTTCCCTGCAATAGTATTCGGAATGTTGGGGGGCATAGCGAAACTCTTATTAAACAAAGAGACTATTACTCTTAAAGTTCTTTTATCTTCTTTATTTGTTAGTGGGTTTGTTGGGATGGTTACTTACTTTCTATTAAAGCCATACGTTGGCGACGCTTACTATTTATCATTTATATGCTCAATGTGCGGGCACAGTGCAGGGCTTGTTTTGCTTGTCTACCAAAAAAGAGTAGAATCGTTTTTGGAAAGAGTGGGTGGTAAAAATGAAGATAAACTTTGATATCACATTAAGCTTCACCAATGTATTTGGAGCAATCGCATTCTTGATTGCTGTTTTTGTCACTAAAGATCCATTGACAGCGGTCACTGCACTTTTGTTAGTCTTGGCTAAGAAAATAAACGATATCGTTTGGAGCAGAGTTAGATAATGAAATTTAACATAACCGTTACCGGAACTTTAATTTTAGCGTACATGATAACAATCATGGCGTTCATCATCGAATTAACTTCATATAACAAAGTAAATATTGCGGCCGGGGTATTTATCCTGGCGGTCCCAATAGCTGCCGCGCTTGCCGGCGGAAGAAAATATCTTGACACTAAGTTCAAGAAAGAGGAATAAATGTGGCGTTTATTAGATATGTATTGGAATGGTTTAGTAAGATATTTGGTGGTTCCAAGCGCTCTAATAATCCTATTATCAACTGGAGCGTACTCAAAAACAGAGTGTACGGAGACAGAGATAATCAGAAGTAAAGAGTTTGGCCAATGTCTGAGCCAACTTGAAAAATGCGATAAAGAATATTTCCAATTAAAAGATCAGTTAGAAAAATGCAAGTTAGATAAAGAGGAGGATAAAGTCCTTTTCTTTTTCGAAGCTTCGGATGTTAACGCTTTTATGATCGGCTTTGTTGCCGGCATGGTTATTGTCAGATGATTCGGAATCCAGAAAAGTTAGCTGACTGTGATAAACGAATAGTTTCTCTAATTGATTGGCTTGAAGACGACGCAAAAAGACGCGGAACTGCTATTGTGGTTACGTGTGGTAAGCGGAGTGGAAAAGGCGGAAGCTTGCATAACCGCGGACTAGCTGTTGATTTTTTCTATGAAAACATAAACGTATTCAAATTATGTACTGAACTGTATTACCTTTGCGAAGGTCAGAACGGTGTGTTTAAAGGTGTTACGGAATTTGAGATGGTTAGGGACTATGTAAACGGAAAAGCCGTAAACCATTTCCATATAGCTTTTGGTAACGAACCACATCTTGAATCATTCACTAGTAGCTATAAAGGCATCCTCTACTAACACGCTATATCTAGCGTGTTGAATTTCAATAACCACTACAGGTAGTGTTATACTTATTGTAATCCGCTAGATGGGCACACTGCGTTCACGCACCCCACTAGCAACGAACACCCCGTAGGAATACGGACCCGTAAAAAGGAGAACAAAATGGTTAGAAATGTTTTGAATACAAATATCGTAGGCGGTGACGGTGGAACAGGACTATCGGATGAGGATCTTACAAAGAAACTCAACGAAGATACTGAATCACTAGAAGAAGCTGAGGATAAGGAAACGCCAGATGGCGAAACAGACGACGATCAAGATCACGATCACGATGGTTCTGCCGACGGTGAGGACGAGGAGTCTGAAGAGGAAAAGGACGATTCGGGTTCTGATGAAGAAACTGATAACCCTGGAACTACTGATGACGAATATTCAAAACTAAGCAGGGAAGAATTGGAAGCGCGTCTTAGAAAGACGAAAAAGCAAGTGGATGATAAAGAGAAATACATCCAGGACCGCAAGGCCAAAATTGCTGCTCTCCAAAGACAACTTGCTGAGGATAAGCAAAAAATAAGTGAGGAGAAAACTAAGGTTTCTGATCCTGACTTTAAAGAGAAATTCTTTGATGATCCTAAAGAGGGCTTCAAGGAACTGCAAAAAGAGGAAGACAAGAATAAAAAACTTGTTGAACTCCAAGAGCAGGAATTTCGATTGGATAACGAAAATTTTATTATCGATCGAGTAGACCCTAACTTCAACGACAAGTTGGATGATATGGTCGAAATTTTGGTAAAAGATATGAAGGTTCCAAAAGAAACTGCGATAGCGTTCCGAAATGATCCTTTTTATTATCGCCGGGAAATTCTCGTAGATTTAGTAAGACGCGTTGAACTGAAAAGAAAAGATGCGGAGATTGCTAAATTAAAAAAGAAACCTACTGACATATTAGATCGTATTGAGAAACTGAGCGGGAAAAAGCCACTTAAACCAAGTTCTCTTAAAAAGAGAAGTCTTGGTGAAGATGAGGAAGAAATCGACAATAGCAAAATTGCTAATCTCGATGACAAAGCCCTGCAAAAGTATCTTGAAGAAGGGAAAGAATAATGAGTAAAACAGCATTTTCAACAAGTAATGCTTTAACAAAAAAACTCTGGCAAGAAAAGCTTTTCAGAGACACTGTTAAAGAATCGTATTTTAGTAAGTTTATGGGCGACAATATGGAATCGTTAGTCTACACCAAAACTGATCTTGAAAAAGGTCAAGGGGATAAATTGACTTTCGGTATCCGTATGCGCTTATCTGCTTCTGGTGTTACTTCAGGACAAGCTCTTGAAGGAAATGAAGAATCGTTAACCACTTACGATTATTCTTTGACATTAGAACAATACCGCCACGCTGTGCGTGATGACGGTGCGATGTCTCGCAAACGTGCAATGTTCTCTATTTCTGAAGAAGCAGTTTCTGCTTTGAAAGACTGGGGCGCAGAAAAGATCGATTCACTTCTTTTCACTGCACTGCAAGCAAGTCCGACAAAAATTTTCTACGGCGGCGACGCTACCTCTGCTGCTACTTTGGAAGCTGGAGACAAATTAACTCCTGAATTAATTTCTAAAGTAAAAGCATGGGCTGTTACTGGCGGCGGTCGTTCTGGTGCTTTAACACCTATCCGACCTATCCGTGTTAACGGTGGAAAATACTATGTACTTTTAGTACATCCAGATCAAATGTTTGACTTGAAACGAAACAGCGAATTCACTCAAGCAATGCGTGAAGCTGAAATCCGTGGTCCTCAAAACCCTCTTTTCAATAACGCTACTGCTATTTGGGACGGCGTTGTTATTCATGAACATGAAAACATTACTCGCTACACAACTTGGGGCGCAGGCTCTGACGTGTCTGGCGCTAGCGGTATGTTCATGGGCGCTCAAGCATTATGCTGGGGCTTCGGTGAACGTCCAAACGTAGTTAACAAAATGTTCGACTACGATAATGAACAAGGTTACGCATGGGGCATGATTGCCGCTGCTGGTAAACCAAAATTCAATTCTAAAGACTATGGCGTTATCGGCGTTTACACTGCTCGAACTGGTGTTGCTGAATCATAATTCTTTAAATTGACGAAAGGAGAAAAAAATGGCTAGTACAAGAACTGATTATTTAAGAGGAGTTACTACTCAGAAGTTGGGTAATGACGTAGTTTGCGCTCAAAACAAGATTGACTTATCAGCTAACAACTCTGTTGCTTCTGATGTTATTCAAGCAATCTCTGTTCCTAAAGGCGCTTTTGTTTTCCACGTTGGGGTTGTTGTTAATACTGCTGAAGGCGGAACTTTAACAGCGACTGTTGGCGATGGAGCCGGTGCTGACAGCTGGGATGCTTCAACGAACTTGAACGCTACCGCTGGAACTGCTACTGGTCCTACTTCAGGTACTGATGCTTACGCTCTTCAAGGTGGCAAACTGTACACTGCTGCTGACACAATCGATTTAACTATGAGTGCTAACGCTGGAGACACAGCTGTGTTTACAGTATTCGCTTTATACTCAATGGTTGAGTCTATTGCTAACTCGTAATAGAGAATAAATGAGTCCTGGCCGGAAACGGCCAGGCTTGTTAAGAGAGGAGATAAACAATGAAAAAGCTTTTCGTATTATTGTTCATGCTGACATGTTTTAGTTTTGTCGATCACGGCAACGCTGGAACTATTTCAGCGAACGGTGTTTACCAAGGCGATCTCTATAAGTTTATTCGTGCTGTAAATCACAGCATGCGTAATCGCTTATTAGACAGCTTTGATGCTGATCGTGGCACAACTGCTACTGAGAATATTAAGACAACCACAACCGCTAATTACATTATTGATGGATTAATCTATTCATTTAGTGCTTCATCTAACATTGATTTAAGCGGAATTTCTGGCGCGTCTACTCTCCCAGTTCAGGGTGCTTCAATCAGTAAGAACTATTTACTACACATTAACGCCGCTGGCGCTATTAAAGTAAATATGTCTGCTGTAAACAAATATCCTGACGGTATTGATGGATATGCCCCGTTTGCATTATTGCAAGTCGGCACTCTTGCTGGAGGGTCCTATACTTTTGGAACCACTAAGCTTGGTGCTACAAGCGTTAATTACACTGTAACTGACGTTGTTACAATTCCTAGTGGAAACTATGGAGTTCAGTTAAGTTACTAAATTTAATTGGCCGCCCGCTTAAAACACGGGCGGTGTAATTGTTTTGAAATACGATATAATTCCCTCAAATGCCATGGCTTCAAACACGTAACGATATAATCAAAAGAGCGCTTCGTATTATTGGTGCTGTTGCTCAGGGGGAAACTCCTAACGCAGAACAAATAGATGAAGGCGCGACTGCTCTTAACTCACTTGTTCTCTCATTATCAAACGAAGATATAAAACTTTGGAAACGTGTTTGGCTCACAAAAACTCTCACCGCGTCTAGTGTTGTAACAGGGACAGATTCTCTGAACTACACTTGCATCAGATCTCACACAGCTTCCGCTAGTAACCGTCCTGTTACCGGTGCTGAGTGGCCGATGTACTGGAAGCAAACGGGTACTGGCGGATCTGCTTGGGTTAACGCTACGGCTTACACTGCGATTGGAGATTTCTTAATCGATGAAGATGTGATTCGTGTTATTAAATTTATGGGCAGGCTCGATAGCACAGATCACGATATTGAGATGGTTAACTACGATGTTTATTTCGGAGAATTTGATAAAGCACAAACTTCAAGTTACCCGTCATACGTCTGGCTCGATCGTGGTATTCAGCAGCGCGCATATCTTTCACCGCAACCAGATGGAACTAGTTTAGTTATTCATTACTATGCAGATAAGGTTATTCCTGAAATAACGACTGCCGCAAGTAACCCTGATTTCCACGGAAAAATGTATGATCTTTTAAGTTATAATTTAGCCAGAGTTTTGGCTGATGAATATGGTATTGGTATCAACGAAAGAAATTGGATTAAAGGGATCGCAGACGAATTGAAACGTAACGCCCGAATGTCTGATGACGAAGATACCGGCGGAAACTTTATAAAGGGAGCGTACTAAATGGCTAGTAAGGCAAAACAATTTGATGCGTTATGGTCAGGGATTCTTGATGACGAAGGATTGCCAGTATCGCTCGGTAAAGTTTACACATATATCGCTGGCTCTTCATCAACCGCCAAAGCTACTTATACGGACCGTGATAAAAACACAACTGCCGCGAATCCAATAATCCTGGACACTTATGGCCGGGCCGAAGTTTACGGAGACGGTCTTTATAATATTATTGTAAAAGACGCTAATGACGTAACGCTTTGGGATATGGATAACGTAGAAATTATCGCCCAATCAGCGAACTTAATTTTAGATGGCGACGAATTAACTTCTCAATCTGTAAACGGAAACATTGATATCCAACCTACTGGCACTGGCGTTGTCAGGGTTGGCGGTACAAATAACGGTACAGGCGACGCTCAGATCACAACGATCCAGTCTAATAAAGATATAGATATCGCGCCAAATGGTACTGGAAAAGTTTACTTAAATAAAAACGATAGCGGATCTACTGGCATTAACATTTTTATTGATGAAGATAGTTTTGCTTCAGACAGAGCTGATGCTGTACCGACCCAACAATCTGTTAAGGCTTACATTGCAAGTCAGATTTCAGGTACTGCTGGAAAGAACAATCTAAACTCAGGATATATTCCAAACGGCGGTGGAGAATTTGACGTAACGATCCAGAGTCCTGCTGCGATGGCTGTCGATATCGCCGCTAACGGAAACACCTGGTATAAATCAGGCTTACCGGGCAGACCAATAAAAGAACTCATTCCTATTAACTGGGATAAAATAGAAAAAGTTGAACAAAACGAAGATTATTCAGTAACTTACACCATACGCTTAAAAAATGGAGAATTAAAAACCTTGTCGCAAGATCAGGTTATGCATATACGTGGGCTACTTACCCTTGACGGTTATACAGGGGTTAATCCTATCCAGTATTTCAGGGAAACGATAGGTCTTGGGCTGGCAAGCGAGAGATTTCTTACAAAATATTTTGGAAGAGGCTTGCAGCCCGGCGCCATAGTTAAACATCCGCTGTCTTTGAGCGCACAAGGTAACGCGAATCTAAAAGCTGTAGTAAAAGAAAAATATGAACAACTTAAAACAGACCAAAATTTTATGCTGCTCGATGAAGGCATGGACATAACATTTCCAACGATAAAACTTGTTGACGCTCAATATCTCGAAATTATGAAGATGAATGAATCCGATATATGTGGCCTTTTTCGCGTCCCCCTCATGCTCATACAATCAGGAGATAAAACCCCGACATACGCAAGCGCCGAGCAGTTCATGATTAATTATTCCACGATGGGAGTATCCCCGGATTGCCGTAACTACGAACAATCAATCAGAAAAGACCTGGC